TTGTGAGTTGTTTCTGCTGATCTTGTAAACTCGATCGATACATCTCCCGAATTGCCTGCAAGGCTATCAGAGTACAGGCTGTTATCTGTAACGTCACAAGTGATCGACAAGGTGACTTCTCGAACGTCTGTCGGTACTGGCTCGCCTGTTAACTTTGATCCAAGAAGATTGCGTCTATCTAATTTGTTATCAAGTGACAATTCAAAAGAACGTATATCAAGAGAAGCAATAGACAAAGTCCCACCCATTGTTAATGCGCCTGATTCATAATGATAAACTTGATCGAATGTGGGGGCTGTAAATGGAATGTTTGTTCCTCGTGCGTCGGCATCTTTACAAATCAAATCAAATGAGCAAGTCATTTCAGATCCTGCTTCGACGCTGATCGTCATTGTGCTGACTTTTACGCCTGTAAAACTTTCCATACTGTTAGCAAGATTTGATCCACGTTGAAAGTCTACTGTCAAACTTGGCTGATCTTCTGCAGGTGTGTAAGTGTGAACATACAAAGGCGCGCCACTTGAATCCGTAGCAGAAGCACCAAGAGCAGCCCGAAGAAGCAAGCCGATCCCATCGTAGTATGCAGGTATATCAATCGTACCTCCTGCGTTTCTGAAGCCCTCAAAAGTACCCGATAGCATCCCACTTGTAGGCACTGATAAATGCGTGCGTCGTTCTCTTTCCTGTACAACTTGTAAGGTACTGCTGATCAGTTTTACAAATACAGTTGTTGAAACTCCGACGCCCCAAGTTGTTTCCTGTGCGATTTTTAAGAATGAATTTTGTGCGAATAAGATGCTCATGATTGCCCCTATGGAAGTAAATTTATTACTCTTAAAATAGCACGTATTTCGAAGAGTTGTCCTAGTGTTGTTGATACTTGAATTGCTATTGCATAATCGGATCCGTTGTCGCCTGCTTTAAAAGTTGCGCGTACAAAGCCATTGCCGATCCTTGTTTCTCCAAGATCGTATCTTGCCGAGTTATCAGATCCTGAAGAGTCATAAGAAAAGACATCGACATAATCGATCCCCTCTTGCCCGTTTCTTTCGTTGTATGGAGTTATGCGACTTGCAAAGTTTTGATTGACAATGAAGAATACATGCACCTCGTCAGCACTTGCCTTAATAAAAGACTGTATGGGGCTATCAAGCGCGCTTTGACTTGCTGACTGACTTACCACCCTACTATGTGGAGCAGAAAGCAGTATATTCCCAACCTTAGGCGATCCTATGGTAACACTGACACTGTGATCAGTAGTTTCATCAGGTTCAAAGAAATATACATACGCAACAGCAAAAGAATTGTCGTTCTTGATGCTCAACCCGTCGATCTGTAGTGTGAGTGTTCTTGTGCTGTAGTTCGCGCCTGCTTTACGAGCAAAGGCAACAAGATTGCCCTGCGAATCGGTGCATACAACATCTTTGAAATCAGATCGTATATTATCCCAAAAATCATCCCAATCAGCAGGCACTAAAAATTCAGCGTCAATAGTTGCAGGAGATCCCGATCCACCCGTTACGTCTATGCCTACTATCTGCCTGCGTCTGTATTCTTTATCGTACCAAGTCATATCTATACCCCTGTTCTACTTTGAAACGTCACAGTGACTTCAATATAACCGATTGCGATCCCATCTAGTCCAAACCTGTCACCTTCAACGGCTGTGAAGTTACAGATCGTGTTATCGATCGTTCTTGTAGTATCAGGATTTGCAAGCCCAAGAAATCGATCTTCTGTTATTGACTCGACTATATCACTTGCAAGATTCAAGACGTTCTTGGTTCGATCTGTCACTCCTGAGCCACCACAAAAGCAATAGACTTCGAAGCGCCCTTGCATCCTGTAAGATGTCAGATTTAAGCCCTGTTCTGTTGTGTAGTCTATGAACGATACCGACGCATATGGCGTTCGAGGTGGATCAAGTAAAGCACCGATAACAACACTATTACGCATATCGATCCCACTACGATCAGACGAAAAATCTTTTGCTGTTTTAGTCTGCAGCGCTTCAAGTACTCTGTAAATTGTTGCATTTGCCATTTCAATCCCCGATCAGTGCTGTCTTGAGGAGATCATTTAATTTAGGTCGGATCTCTTGTTGTTGTTTTTCTACACTGCGACCCAAGAATTTACGGGGTGTTATGTAGCGTGTTCCAAACTCTATAAATCGAGCATATCCCAATTCAGCGCCCCCAAATTGACCCCCTGCCTGTAGTATCGCTGTAGGCTTTCCGTCAATCACTGAAAAGCGTCCTACGATGCTCTGGCGTAGTCTACCCGTTTGATTGTTGAATCTTGAGAATGTGACTTGCTTCGATCGTGCTTCCATTTGCAACGCGCTGATTTTTAGTCGTTTCTCTAACTGATTGAGTAGGCGAGTTTTAGCGCCTTTCATTTGTGGCGATAGTTGATCGAAATCCATAGCGCCCCCTTAAATGATCACAAACGAAGATCGATAGGGGTATAGTATTTCTTTGACTTCATCGGGGATTGTATTTGGCATATATGAAGTTGTTGTGTTTCTAACTGTCTGGCTTTTCTTTCCTTGACTGCTCTTTGCTCTTTGCAACTGGCTAGCGTATACACAAACAGCGTGTACGATGTCTTTATGAAATAGAGTAAATCCAAACGTACCGACAACTTTATTTCCTCGATATGCTTTTGTAAATCCGACGGTCGAAGTATTTGGCTTGATGATCAACAATGCCTGTTGTTTGTCGATCTCGTATTCGCCTGTATTTACTTCTGTATCTGCTGTATATTCTCGATCAGGATCAGCGTGTACGCTTGTAATAGTTACAACAGGGTTAAGGGGTAACGGTAACACAGATATATCATCGATCCAATATGAATCAATGTAGACTGTATAGGTTGAAACTGCGATCGTTGGAGTGTTAGATCCATCAGGCGAAGGAAAGCCGAGCCAACGTGCGATCGTTGACTCGACTCGATCGAGTAGGTTTGAAAGTTCTGTATCCGATCCTGTTCCTGTCACTTCAGGAAGATACTCCTTCAATATATCGACAGTAACAAGGGGCATAAACTTTCAATCCATAAAATAGGTAGTTAGTAAGATCGGGCTTGACGCAACTGTAAACAAACACTTGCTTTTGTGGCTTTTCCACTAGATGCTTTTAAAACTTTGATGATCAATACTTCGCCTGCATCAAATATTGCTTTTGCTTGATTGTTTTGAGAAACAAGATCAGCCGATACGTTAGCAGTCAAAGCACCTTGAGCAGTGTCAAGAGTTGCCCACTGAAACAAGACAGCAGTTTTATCGTTTCCGAGTACTTGAAAAGTAGCGTAGTTTGTTCCGTCGGCTGCAATACCATCGAAATCAACAACTTTTGCGGCTACAACTTCCATGCGTTCGTGAAAGGTGATACTGGTTTCTCCACCTGTTCCGGCTGCTGTTGAAAAGTGCACGTGTTCGGGGTAGTAATAAGACATAATTTTCTCCAAAGTGACGGGGGGATCTCTCCCCCCTGTAAGTGATTACAGATTGAATCCGAAAGCAACGTTTTTAACAGTAGAAGCATCCAAAGAATCAAAAGTCAATCTTTCAGTTGCTACCATGTTGTAAGCGCCTGAAGTGATGTCTTGCTCTTGTTGGATTGAGATACCACGACGAGCGAAGATGTTCCAACTGTCTCGAGATACACAAAGGATCCCAGTTGTAGTTCCACCACCACCAGTAAACAAGCCACTTGTTTCTAAATCATCAGACAAGAAACGAGAAACGACAACAGGCATTCCAAAGATAGATCCTAATTGACCTGTCAAGATTGTTGCTTGTGGTCCAAACTTGTCAAGTGTGATCAACTGCTCTAAGCCCATCAAACTACCATACAACGCTTCAGGAGATACGATTAATACTTTGTCACTTGATGCGTATTCACCTAATTTGCTGATCAACTCAAGCAACTTAGCAGCGTCGATACTGTTAACTGAAAGTTCAGTACTTTTATCAAAAGAAGAAGCACGGAGACCAGTCCACAAACGACGATGATCATTTGATCCACCAAGACCTGCAGCGCCCCAACGTCCTCGAATGTTCCAAGAAGCAATTGTGTCTTGATGAGTAGAAGCAGAATCACCGTTAATCAAAGCATCCTCGACAGCATCACGCATATCTTTAGCGATCATGCGTTGCATAGCAGGCAACAACAAAACAGCAGAATCTTCGATCAATTCTTCGTCAAGGATATAACGAGTTGCGAGCCCTTTGGCTGTGATCTGTGCTTGTCCCATCTGTACAGTTGAAACAGGATA